GGATCTCTTGCATATTCAATTGGGTCAATAGAAGAATTTAACTTTTTTTCAAAGTCAGTTTCTATTTGCTCAAACTTAGCTGAGTTATTAAATACCCAATTCTTAGCCTCTTCTACCTCAAAGTTAGAAGCTTGTTCAGTATTAGTTGTATATGTTGGTACTATAGGCATCAGTCGAAATAGCCTCCTTTTTCTGCTTTATCAGCACCGCCTAAGACTGTCTGCATCATAGCAAGTTCTCCTTGTGCTTCAATTGATTGACCTTTAAATCTTGTAGTAGCTTTTTGTGAATCAACATTTGCTTGCTTGACTTCACCACCATACTTAATTGCTAGTCGATCTATTTCACCTTGTGTAGCACTATCTATAGCTACATTAGTTGGTGTACCTTCCATTGTAACACCAGCAGCTCCATAACCTGCTCGTTGGCTACCTAATACCCGTTGTACGGAATCAACGTGCCTTCCTACAGCAAACTCTGTTTGATCGTCAATCATAATCTTATTTTGATCAGCTAAAGCTAGATTATAATTCATAGCATTTTCAGCAGTCTGTAACTCAGTCTCTTGTTGACTAAGGGTTAAAACAGTGCCGGCTGCCATTATTGCCGCTGAAATACACATTAAGACATTCTCCTTTTATGTAATATTATCTTATATATCATCTGTCGGACACCACCAATGCATACATAATGGCCAATACCGTACATGGTTGTGGCTTATCATGTTGTATAACTAAGTTAAATTTACGCTCTGGTTGATGATTAATAAGTATACGTTTATCACCAGTAAATAAGGTAATACTATCCATAGGGTCACTAGCAGATCTAAATGGTATCTCTTCAATTGTACCGCCTTCTTCTCCGACTTGTAGAGTGTATGTATCTACAACTCGTATACTAGCTCGTTCTATACGTTTTACTTTACCTTGAGCTGTACCAGTTTCTGTCTGTACTTCTGGATCTAATGTTGTAGTTGAAGCTGTATAGCCTAAACCTATGTGACACTTAGTTGTAGTTCTTGTTAATGTAATAGCTCCTGATGACACTGTAACATCAGGGTGTGTTGCACCATTAGCTAGTACTTTTACTGATTGACCTTCTAAGTGAGTAAGTCCTGAAATAGTTGAAGCAGCTGAACCTGAATATGTTAAACCTGAATCTACAAAGAAAGCATCTTCTGCTGTCTTACCTTCGTTTGTATCAAATACTTCTTCTAAAAATTCTACATAATGTTTTGTAGCACCATTAATTGTACGGCTTACAATTAAGTATAGTTGATTCTCTGTTTCCGTTGAGTTAGGTATACTAGCAATAGATTTTATACTTACATTAGTGCCACCTAATACATGACGGTGAAATGCTACGACATTTTGATCTCGTTCATACGTCATACCTTTTAATGTACCATCTGCTAATAACATCCATACAATGTTGTTAGGAGATCGTGCATAAGCTAATGCTTTAATTGTAGAACCGCCTGTTATATGTTCTGCAAGTAAAGTTAAGTCATTTGTTACAAAACCATCTACTTCTAATTTATAACCTAGTTCTCTAAGACGTCTTTTGTTTGAATCTGTATATATTGTAAATTTACTAGCACCAACAGGTTTTTGTGCAGCTACACCGTCTGTTGATTCTCTATTTACTGTAACGTTTGTAGGTGTTAGTGCTAAGTTATCAGAACCTGATGACATTAAAAATGGACCATCTGATGTACCTAACTCTAATTGTTTTGCACCATACATCCAACGTATAGCATTTACCTGATCTGTCGATAATGTAAATATAAGTGCTGAATCATCAGCAACTGCAGATGTACTTACATCATTTGCTGCAAAGTTTTCAAAGTCTCCTGATTTACTACTAAATACTGTATTTGGTTGATTTGTTGTATTAGCAAAAAATAAACGGTCTTGATAAAATGTAGCACAAGCCGGCCAGCCTGTAGTACTTGACCACGCTCCTAGTGCCCAATCAGTTTGAGCTGAACCACTGCCAATTGCTACTACAACTGTAGCAGTTACAACAGTAGCACTAGTATAACCTGTAATTAAGCCATAACCATCTTTTAACCTATATACACGATCAACGTCAGTGGCTGCAAAAAGGCTACCGCTGGCTGTCAGTGTTCTACCGGTACCTACACTTTGATCGCTAATAGTTAATGTAGTACTAGTTACATTATCACTTAAGTATGGACCATCTTGTGGTTCAAACTTTGTAATAGTGAATGCTGTATGTCCAGTCCTAGTTAACTTACGTGTTTGAAATTCAGGGTGTGTTATATATAAAACATCTGCTGATTGTACAAATGATAAATCATCTAAGTATTCTTCACCATAAGGGCTTGATATTTCATAGGCAGAACCGCCTGATGTTATTTGACCTTCATTACGATAAAATCTAATGTAGTCATTTCCAAACTCTAGTACATAAGCTTGTGTTGTACTAAATACAAATGGTATTAATCTTTTGTTATTTGTGCTGTCTTTACATTCAGCTATAAATCTTGTGCCTGATCTTTTAGTTAATCCACCATGTGGAAATACAATATAGTTTTGTACAGTCTTACAGCTTTGTGTATATTTTTCTAGATCTACACGGCCAAATAGCTTTGGGCTAATTTCACCACCTGTGAAGTTTGTTTGTATCGGAGTGACCTTAGCCATTGTTACTTCCTTGGCGGTGTTTGAATATTAGGTCTATTTAATCCCTGCCTTGATTCTAGCCAGTAGTCTGCTTCTAATGTTTCATAACAATTTTCTTGTGCATCTACATACCTAGCTTCTTTTAATTTAGTTTCATATAATGCAAACATGTCTGACATTGCACCTGTGCTTTGTAATAAAGGTTGCGCTAATTCATACGCAAGCCTTGCTGCTAAAGCATCCTTTAATAAAGGGTCATACTTAGTTATATCTGTATTTAGTGCTACATATCTAATGTTTAATGTATCTTCATCGTATAAGATAAAGTTATCTTCAATCTGAAAAGTTTCTAATTCGTTTTCTATATTTATAAGTCTTAAATAATCTGCAGGTAGAGCATATTTATAAGTGTAGCCATAAGCGGGTGCTACCGCGTCTTGTGCTAATGAAACTCGCTTAATTAAGCAATTCCAAGGATGAGCTCTAAATACTGCAGCTCTTGTATCATCAAATAATACACTTGCAGTTGCTGCAGGTTTACTTGTATCTGCTAATGAAGTTATGGCCTCAACACCTAAAAGTGCTAAAGCTCTGTTTACTAAATCTATGTCTGCTGCTGCTGTTGCCATGTTATCTCCAAACCAGGGAGCCCGAAGGCTCCCCTTTTTATACTATTAATCTACAACATAGACGAGGTAACCTACAAGGTCATCGCCTGATGCAATAGCAGTATCTTGTGATGTTGCTCTAATTACAACACCGTCTTTACTATCCAATACGAAAGTTCCGCCAGTAGCTTTTATACTAGCTAGCGCTCCCTCTAATGTGAAGTATCCAACAGTATCAACAGATAAACCGTCGATTAAACCGTCAGGATCTGCAGCAACTGCAGTTCCATCAGCATTAGTGTAAGCATCAAAACCAAGATCTAATGTTGCTGAACTTGTTGTCCAGTTACAATATACTCTTGATAGAGAAGTCAGGATACGGCAACGTCCAGCAGGTAGCTTAGTTAAAGCTACAGATGAAGTTGCATCTCCAGCACCGTCTTGGTCATGTGTAAAGAATGCAATACGCAATCTTCCATGCATTTCGTCCGGTCTTGCTTGAGTAGTAATAGGATCTGCAGTAGCATTTGTATGTTCAACAGATTTTTGAGTTGTTACAGCCATTGTTTTCTCCTATTCTGCGCAAATTATTTCTACTACTTTTTCTTCTTCCATACGAACTGTACCGAATGAAGCTGAGCAGTATACTTGTGTTGAATTACGTTTATCACGTCTTGGACCGATGTCTACATTAACATCTGCACCTACTGCAAGCAATAGACCAGATTTACTGTAAGCAATACAACGTCTGTGAGACGAAGCATTTGTTTCTACAAGTTCGGTTCTAACGAACTCAAAGCCCATGAACGAATTAACGTCCCCTTGAACTAAAGCTTTAACAGAGTTAAAGTCAGCACTTGTTACTTCAGTTGATTGTAGCAAGTCATTAACCTGTTTTGCTGTCACAATAATGTAACGTGGATCACCAGGATCTGTTTCATTTTGATCAAGTATTTGTTTAGCTCTTCTTAGTTTACCAATTGTAAGACCAGAGTTAGCAGCTGAACCACTTTCCACATAGTTCACAGCGATTTGTTGTGAAGATGGATGAGTTACAGATGTTGAACCTGTTTTACCTGTGTAAACTGTGCCAAAAGCACCAGCGATTATAATTTCGTCCATTTTTCTACCAAGAGCAAAACCTGCGTTTTGGCTATATGGTGAAGTAGGGTCGATCAATAATCTTATGCGGTCAGTACGATCAATCAATTCTGCCCAGTCAAAGTCACGTAAAGAAACACGTCTTCTATCGTGTGGTACTTGAATGAGTGGAGTATCTTGATGACGACCTGTCACTTCTTGCGCATTTGTAGCACCTATTCTATCATAAAATTCGTACTCAGCATTCTGAGATTCGACTCTTACGAAAGGACGTAGGCGAGAACCTTTTTGTTGCAAGAGGTGCTCAACATTAGCTTTGTACTGTTGCACAAAAGCTGTCGTTATTTGAGTTGACATATTAATGTCCTCCTGTTATAGTTAAACTTCTCGCAGTGGCTACCCTTTCGGACCCCTACTACCCTATACCTGGGTTTAGGCTACGGACTCTATGAGCTACCCGTAATTTGGATTATATACCTTATTTATGCATAATTAAACAGCTTCTTCATTTTCTGGATAAGCATAACCGTATAAATATTCCATTTTCTTAATAGCTTCAGCATGTCCTTGAGCTTCTTTATCAGTATATTGATTCATAAAGTTAGGGTCACGCTGTAATCTAGCAATCTCTTGTTCGGCAGCTTCAGGTGTTAATTCAAATGATTTAACTTCACCTGGTTCAGCCCCGGCTTCTGACATCATCTTACCAACCTTAGCAAATAGCTTAACAAACATGGGATTATCACCTTGGCCTGTCTCATCAAACCACTTTAATAGCTCATCACCGCCAAGTTCTTTAGCAGCACGTTGTGATAGGTCTACAGACTCATCAAATGCTTTGCCTAGATCTTTTTTAAGCTGAACTTGCCATTCTGATCTTGCTTGCTCATTACCACTAACAGCTTCTTTATATTCATTACCTAAATATTGTAAGTAACCTGAATATAGTTTATTAGCTTGAGCATTTGTTAAACCAGTCTCATGCATAAGTGTCTTCATTGCTTGATCCATAGGTTCTGAGTGTTCAAAACCTTCTGGTAATTCAACCTTATCAAATTCATATGATTCAGGTCGACCTAAGCGCGTATAAAACTCGCTCATCTCTTCTGGTGATGCATCAGGCCCTGGTAATACAACTTTATCAGCTCCTACCATCTTCTGTGCATTTATATATGATTTAGCTAGTCCATTTAAGTCTTTAATGTCTGCTAAACTTGGGTCGCCTGCTATTTCTTGATCTATTCCAGATCTCCAATCAGCTGAGCTACCCGTATCTGCTACCGGTGTCTCTACCGGAGCTTCTGTTGTCTCTACGGACCCTGTTGATTCTTCAACCATTACTATTCTCCATCATTTGTTGAATGTCCTTAGGATCTTTTTCTATGAACCTAAGTATTGATAATACTAATCGACGTTGCCCCTCACGGTGCACTGTCTCATGTGAATCGCCTTGTACATAAGTTGAATCATGCATAAAAGCGCTTTTACATAAATGTTCTAGTACACGTTCTCCGTCTGGTGTGGAAAACACTGCACGATAAGCATCATGTAATTCGTTAAGTTTCGTTTGTTTCTTCGCCACCTATTAGTCCTGCCGAATTGGCATCTTTAGCAGCCCCTGCAAGTTGTTGTGCTTGTTCAGCTTGCATAGCTGCTTCTTGTTGTTCTTGTCGTTGTTGTCTCATTTGTGCTACACCTTCTTCTGGCATCAATGTTTCCATTGGAGCGTCTAGTGTACCATGAGCCCATTTGAAAGCACCATCAGCATCTAAGTTATCAAATATTTCAGGTCTGATATTAGCTAACGGCATTATCTGTTCCATAAAACGACTAAAGTTAAATACTTGTTGTGACCTCTGAGCTCTCGCTACAGGTGATACATATTCAACTTTAAGTCTTGTGCCTTGTATCTCTGGTGGTGGAGATTCAATAGCTTGTCTTCTTGCCATTATAGCAAATACACGATCAATCAATGGTCCTAAGAACTCTGTTTGTAAGCGACCTACCATCGGGCCTAGGAGTCGCATCTTTTCTTCTTGGCGTTGTAATACTTCTGTTGCGGTCATTTGTGGACCGTCTTGTCTTAACTGTAGCCAGTCAACATGAAATGTTTTAGATATATGTTCACGTCTTGATTCAATAAAGTCTAATCCTATATCAGGTCTTGCATTATTAATTAATGGCTCAATCTTATCTTGAGTACCTGATCTATAGTAATTCAGACCCCCGGGTACGGTCCTTAATGGAAGCATAAAACCATCATCAGGGACGAGTAGTGGGGGGTCAGTCAGCTTTTGAGCTGCTCTGATAACGGTTTTAGTCATTTCGTTTACCATGCGAATATCTGGTAAACAAGTCATCGCGGGGGAACGTCCATATATTTCACCTGCGGTCTTAGACCAACGAGGTACCATATACGGAAATTCATTAAATCCTGATTCATCTAATAAAATCTTTTCTTCCATTAATACATAACAGCTACTAAATGGCATTTGTGTACTCATCTTAGTTTTAGGTGAATATGTATCTCTAGGTTCTACTGCATGTATACAAGTAAACTCTTGATGAGGTTGTTTATATGCAGTCTCAATAAACTTTTCAGGTAGCTTGTCAGGGTACATTTGTACAATCTGTCTAGCTGTATGTTTATATTTTCTATATAGTACATCTACACGACCTTCAGAATCTTCAGCTATATAACACTCAGCTAAGTGAAATGTTCTAAAGTTTATAGGTCTACCTGGTCGGTCATCTACATACATAACAGCTGTACCATATGAACCTAAGTCTAAATATAATTCATGTACTGCAGTTGTAAAGTTAGATTCTGGCGTATTAAATACATTATCAAATAAAGTTTCTGTTGTACCTTGTAGCCAGTTACGTACTGCTTGACTTAAGATATCATTGACTTGTGGTATAGTTAGACTAAACCACTGTTCTGCAGATGATGTAAGAAAGCCATGTAAACCACTTGCAAGCTGTTCATTTGCTAGTGGTGCTGTAGAATCATATACTTTATCATAACGTGTACGATCACCTCTGTGACGTTCTATAGAGAAGTCACCGCGCCTTGGGTTTACAAAGTCTGTGCAGTCCTGCCATAAAGGCTCCCAGACAGCTCTCATAGACTCAAGTTGGCCCATACGCTTTATAATGTGATCGACTTTTGTATCCATTATGCTTTTCTAGATTTTGGCTTTTTCTTAGCGGTAGTTGCAGATCTTGTAAAGTCAGCTTTTGTAGGAGCTCCTTTAGCACCCTTCTTACGCATTGTCTCTCCTGAGCCTGCTTTTATTCTTTTACGTTTTGCATGTATGTTTGCATATAGTCCACGTTTAGCCATTACTTTTTGCCTCCTTTTTTCTTAGCTGGTCTTCCTCTTTTTTTCCCATATGTTCCCGGTCCTTTTGGCATATTATCTCTCCGTTCCTAATAGTTTTTTCTTAGTTATTTCCTCTTCAGATTGTAGTCCTTGAGGAGAAGTCATGATTGTAGATCGTCTACCTTGTTTAGCAGCATATTGTTTTTTAACATTCATTTGAGCAGATTCAATATCTGGTGCTGCATTGATAGTTGTAGGTGCCTTAGGAGCTGGTGGTGGAGCTGGCATCTTAGGAGCCTTAGGTAGAATACCGATTGCTTGAAGTGGTTTGGTTACTAATCTTGTTACTGATCTTACTGCACTACCCATTGTTTACCTCCTTATTGTATGTATGCCCTGTAACTGTATATCCCATTCGTTCATAAAATTTCTTAGTTCTATCAGGATTAATACCAGTTGACGTAGCTGGGTTTAGTCTTTTTGCGCCTCTTTTCGTAGCCCATGTTTCAAAGTCTCTAAATAGTTTGACCGCAGCTACTGATCCCCTTCTTGTTTGATCTACATAGTAAGTAAGATCAGAGGCATATAAGTCCTTACCAAAATAGTACTCTGTTATAAAGCCAATGAACACCCCTATTATTTGATTATTATCTTCAGCTAT